TTTGCTGCTTCGTATAGCGCTGTCTCGTCTTTACCTTTACCTACATAGTCTCTACCACAACCATTTAAATCATATCTAAATCTATTCTCATCAACTAAAGATGCAGCTATCATTGTGTCTACAATCTTACCACTTATCTTAAGTCCTAATGCTCTTATCCAACATACGTCGTACATTGCGTTGTGAAATATTTTTATAGCTGGTGTATTAAGTTGATCTTGAAACCATTTGAGGACCATCTTACGATCCATGTTACCACCGCCTTCATGTGCTATTGGATAGTATGCACACCAATCATGTGTAGCTAAAGATATACCTACAACATCTCCTTCACCTACAACAGAACCAGACCCCATTCTTTTATTTAAGTTTGGATCTTTTGTTTCTAAGTCGATTGCTATCTCATCATACTTTGATAGATCAGGAAATTCTTGTGGTCGTAGCCACTCTGTCTGAGGTTTAAATAGTATCTTCACTCTCTTCCTTCCATTTTCTGTATCCGTCTACCCAGTTTTCTAACTGTTCGGGCGTAGCATCTTGTAACTTCTTTTTTTCTAATTCGCAATAGTGAATTATCTTGTCAAGATCCTCGACTCCGTTTTTATGCATGTACCTGCAAACGTATTTTATAACACAGCCCTGAAAGAAGGTGAGATTATTTTTTGAAATAAACTCGTATGGCTGAATGTCAAAGTACATGTAGTGAGATCCGCCTATCTGCTTGTTCTGTGGTTTGTCTTCATCAAACATATTTACATCTGTCATATTTTATATCCTTTATAATTATCTTTTGGTCTAACAACGTGTAGATGTTCTTTGGCCCTTGTTGAACCAACATAAAACAATCTATTCTCATCATCAGGATTTTTTTCGTAGTTTATTTGTGTGTTTCTAGATAGGTCAGTCAGGAGCACTACGTTATCCTGCTCACCACCCTTCACTCCGTGTATCGTCGACAATGTAATACGTGGAGATGAATTTAATTTTTCACCGTTCTCTCTCATTCTTCTTATGTATCTAATACTTCTGCTAGGTGCTTGATCAAATGCTTCATACCAAACTTTGTCTGTCTTTAACCACACTCTTTCTCTTAGTCCTGCCATGTCATAGTTTGTATCTTTGTTCATGTATTTCAAAGCCTGCTTTTCAAAATGATTTTGTGACATGTATGATGCTATTCGCTCTACCTGATCGTAATTTATATGCACACCTTTACGCACATTCTCCCAATCTGTTACAGCTTTGTACAAGTCTTGTTCTTTATTTGTCTTGTATTTGTTCTCGTAATACAATCCTTGTGAGTATAGTTGTTCTTCTAATTCGTTAAGCATAAATCTAGTTCTAGCTAGCACTAGCCAATTACCTTGTTTCATGTTAATTTGTTTAAAGTCATCATAATATGAAAGTAAACCCCTTTGCGTTTTTGGTCTCCACTCTTTTGGTAATCTATGTTGTATTCTGTTTACTATCTTGGTTGCAACATCGTGAACAACCTGCGGTATTCGGTATGACTGTGTCAGCTGCACTATCTTACCCGTCTGTGCTATAAAACTATCTACATCTGCACCAGCCCATCTAAATATTGCTTGGTCATCATCACCTGCTATATAAGTGTCCTGTGTCTTGTCCCATATAGATTTCGCCATAGCCCATTGTGATCTAGATAAATCTTGTGCTTCATCTATAAAAACTACATCAAATCGTGGTGATCTATCTGCTTTAACAAACTCTGTAATCATGTCTGTAAAATCAATTAAGTTATAGTCTTTCTTGTACTGTTCTAAATCATGTGCAAACTGTTTTAATGTTTTGATATCCACTAACTGTGTATGTTCTTGTTTATTGAATTGTTGTTCGGGTGTAATGCCACGTAGTTTTGCTAATTGTATAATACGTAGTATATCACTTTTAGTTGTAAATAATCCTGTGTGTTCATTCTCATACTCATGATAATCTACAATTAGATTTGCTTTCTTACCCAGATCTTCATAGTGTCTACGTTGCATGACTTCATCTTTACGTATACCAAGTCTTCTAAATGCTAGTGAGTGTAGTGTTCTAAAATACGGTAGGTCACCTTCACCAAGATTAAACTTAGACATAGCCCTGTCTCTTGCTTCGTATGCAGCTTTTTGTGTAAAAGAAAAATAACCTATCTTATCAGGATCAGTTTGTTTTAAATACTTGTCGACTTCATTAAGTAATGTTGTGGTCTTACCTGTACCAGGTGGACCCAATACAATCGTTTTCAAAATGCATCCTCCTGTTTAAAGACTCTGTCTTTTGGTTTAAAACCTTCTTTCTCAAACTCTGGTAATCTAATCACACTTATTTTTTTCTTTGGTAATGACACTCTGAAATCTGTATCATAACCACAATGTTCTCTCAATACATACAAAGTAAACTGTGGTTTCTCTGCCCATTTGTGTCTTGCTAAAAACTGATAAAAGAAATTACTAAACACAAAGTGATGATGTCCTTTATTGTTCCAAACGTTGCCTGCTTCTAAATCTTCTCTTGTTGCACCTGATGTTGCTCTACCCAAACAATAGTTCTCTACATGTTGTTTAAGTTGTTCGATCATACTAGATCCAGCAGGAGCTTCTACTTCTTCTTTGTTCATCATCAAAAGATTTACCATCTCATCAAAGTCTTTTGGTTTTATCTTTGGTGGCTTTGTATAGATCTGATTCATACATGCTCGTATAAAAAGTCTTTGCTCTTGTAGATCCTCTGCTTTTAATTCTATTCTTTCTCCATCTACATTGAGTCTGTATATTGGTGGTTCTGTTTTTACTACTTGTAAATCATTTAGTGGTGGGAACATAGACTGTGTTCCTATACCAAATTTTCTAGTCTTACATAATTGTTTGTCACAGTGATTACACATAGGTTCTTCTGTGCATTTGAAACCATAGTCTTTATTATCTTTTCTAAATTTTGTTATCTCGTCATGTCTGTATGGTTTTACAAAGTGTTTGTAATTAAATTCATCTAACTTATCTGCCCAACTCTCTGGCCATTTCTTTTTAGCATAGACCCTAAACTGAAACATGACTCTGTCTCTACCGTCATCTAATTTTTCTTTTGTCAAAGATTCTAAACAAGGCGGTCCATCATCGTATTCAGACTTTGGTCTTTTAATAACTAAGTTTTGTAATTGTTCTGGAGTTATATCTACAATGTTTTGTAAAAAATGTGGAAGTGTAACAGCTTCACCAGAAGAATTGAAGCAATATCTTACAGTATTTTTGTGATTAAAGTATGGTAAGTTTAAAAAATTTCCTGTATCATCTTTCGATTTTAATTCAATTTGTTTTGGAAAAACTTCAGCACCACCATGTCCCAACACTGCACTAATAGATATTAATCTATCTCTCATTAGTTTTGCAGGAACAAAATCTTTTGTAAATAAAAATACGTGTGCACCACCTGATTTAGAATTAAATACCATCAGCGGTAAGTCCATAGATTTTATCTTGTTAATTAATTTTTTGTGATTAAATTCTGCATATACATCTATATCTATGCATCCCCATCTACATTCATTGTTTTCATTGATGGGTATAATACCTAAGCTAGGTTCAATACCGTTTAAGTGGTCATCCCAATGCTTGTCTGTTACTGTTTCTGTTTTAACAAACGACTTACCTTTAACTTTAAGTCCATCGGCACCCTTCTTGTCCACATAGGTACAACCATGCGCTCGCTCTAATCCTGTGAATATCTGTCTAAATCTTTCCATAATTATTTTGCGGAGCCGGATCCAGTCTCCCATCCCCGGCTCCTATCTTCCTTAGGAAGTCTTTAGTACGGTGAATCGGATTTGGATTCTTGCTCTCCGTGTTTTACTTTAACATCACCCTTTGAAACATTTGCTCCAAAGTCTTTTGCTATTTTGTAAATACCCGAATCGCTTATTGGTCCAACTCTAGATACATCCCAACCAAACCATGTGCCTTTGTCGTTAGACTGTTGCACAGTTTTTAGTTTATAAATGTGGCTATATGTTGGCGGTGTGAACATACCGTTCTTACCTTGCATTTTCAAACCCATCATCATTGAGTTCCATTTTCTACTCACTTTTAATTGAGTAGCTTTCATAGATATCAATGCTGTTGTTGGATTATCACCAAGTATAACTACGAAATGACTAGCTGTGTTTTCAAGATAGTTACCATTTGCTAATCTATCTTTATTAAACTTGTCTCTCGTGCTTGACGGTAAGTCATCTCCAGCTTCATAGATTTTTACTGGAGCACCTTGACTCTCACCTCTATCCTGCCATTCAATGTGCTGTCTTTTATAATGCACTGGCACGACATCTATCCCCTTAACGCCATCATAAATCTCGTTTGTCACGGTATTTATAATCATGCCGGGTTCTGCCTTCTCGACATATTTTGCGTCCCTCTTATTACACTCAGGGGATAATTGACCTAAGACTTTTAAAAACGGTAACGCAAGATCTTCTTGTGTCATGTTTAAGCCTTGGCCTGCATCAGCTTCAAAATTAACTGCAGCTACTGCATTTTCTTTTTTCTTTGTTACTTCACTCATGTTTATTGTTTCCTTTTTATTGTTGTTTTGTTTCCAACATATATGTTGAAAAGTTCCGTTGGCATTTCTTTACCTGCCTCCATACGCTCACGGACTAACGCTTTTAGAGTCATAGGCTCGACCTTCAGTTTTTGCTGAGGTTCGAGGCCCTGACCCTTTGCAAGTTCGGCATAATCAGCCGCCTTGTTATCCTCGTTGCGACCAAAGGATACGGATATCTCATTTTTGATTATATCCCCTAGTCCATTCTCACGAAGCCAGTTAAACGCCGCTTCTTTATTTGCTTGTGTGATAGTGGCGCTGTAATTTGTTTTTACTTCTATAGAAGATCCGTCTTGTAGTTTTAAAAACGATAAACCCATTTCGGATAACATCGTTGGTATAACTTCACCAGACAGGTGTTCTATGTCTTTTTTCTTTTGTTTGATTGCGTCCTCTTGGACTTCAAGTTGTTGTTGATGTGCTTGCAGTTCTTTTATTTTATCTGCAAGTTTATTAATATTGGTTGTTTTATCCAATATTTCTTCCTGATCTTTTTCAAAATCAATCGTCATTCTTTGCTCCTGTTCCGTACAAATCAATCTCTATAGGATAATATCTTTTCTCTTGTCTATCCCACTTTAAGAGATTGTATCTGCCATTTGTTACATCTGATACCAAACTGCAGACAACACCTATTATAGCAGGATCTCCTGTTAATAACAAGTGATCTGTTGGTTTGAAATCTTTTACCAGATTTTTTAATTTAAAAATAAGTGGACCAGGTGAAAAAATCATTTGTGATCTTTCATCCAATAAAAATTTTAACTTACCATATTCTGCTGCACCCATAATATTAAATTTAGGACGGCCTTCTCTTGTACCTGCAATCTCTTGCACAACATAAACAGTAGGTCTAGATATTTTTATATCTTTGTAATCCATACTTTCTTTTTCTTTCATATTGACTTTATAATAAAATCCTATATATCTGTCAATAGAAAGTTATGAATTATAAATTTAAAATGAAGCCGTATGCGCATCAGCTAACTGCGTTAGAAAAATCTTGGAATAGAGATACGTTCGCATACTTTATGGAAATGGGTACTGGCAAAACAAAGGTACTAATAGATAACTTAGCAATGCTTTACGATAAAGGTAAAGTAGATGGTGCATTAATAGTTGCACCTAAAGGTGTGGTAGGAACTTGGTACAATCAAGAGTTGCCTGCACATTTACCTGACCACATAGAAAATGTGTCAGTATTGTGGCAAGCAAATATAAATAAAAAACAACAAGATAATCTAGATCAACTGTTCAAAACAGGCCATGAATTACACATACTTGTTATGAACGTAGAAGCTTTTAGTACAGACAAAGGTTTAAACTTTGCTAAAAAGTTTTTAAGATCACACAAATCATTAATGGCTATTGATGAGTCTACTACAATAAAAAATCCTAAAGCTAAAAGAACTAAAAACATATTATCACTATCACCGCTCTGTAAATACAGACGGGTAATGACAGGTTCTCCTGTTACAAAAAACCCTCTAGATTTATTTACACAGTGTTATTTTTTAGATCCGTTTCACCTTAATCATGAGTCATACTTCTCGTTTAGAATGAGATACGCCGTGATGAAAACAGCACATATATCTGGTAGATCAATACAGTTAGTTGCTGGATTTAAAAACTTACCAGAGCTTTCTGATAAATTAAAACCTTTTTCATACAG